TGAGTCTTCAGAGTATCCTGGAAGAGATCGCTGAACTTCTTGCGAAGTTTACCAACGAATTTTGTAAATTTAAGTTCGTCTCTGGTGATCTCGGATGAACGTCCAAGGTTAAATGAAGTGGAAGAATCCAATCTTCCAGCGGGAACATTTAACGCTTTGTAAAGTTTTGTTTGGAAATATTGCACGTCTGTAAGCTCTCCGAGGTTCTGACCTCCTGGGAGAGTTGTGATCTCTGTACCGCGACCACCTTCACGTCTAGGAAGCCAGAAATCTTCCAGCATAGACATGTACTTACGGTCGTCACGGATCTCCCCAGTATTGGCATCGTAGACTAATTTGTTACGATAACGTCCCATTACCTCTCTGAGATATTGTTCCGCTTTCTGCTTAGGAAGATTACCAACGTCAATATAGAAAATACGACGCTCAGGTGCGCGTGAAATTCTATAGATAACCAGACTATCCTCAATCATGCGTAACTGATTGAGAACTTTGATTGCTTTATGTAAATACGAAAGAACGATATTTCTATTCGTATCCATAATACCAGAGGTGACATATGTAATTGCATCTCTAGCAATCTTGATGCCACTGTTGGCGGAAGTATTGTTCAGACCTTTTGGATTGTATACGAAATACTCTTCGGATTTACCGAAGTCATACTTCATAAACTCATCCGCAGTTTTAGGTTTGTTGATCTGCCTTACTTTCTTGATCTTATGTGGATCAATATAGCGCAGTTCTAGAATACCTTTTTCAGGTGCATTGAGATCAATGACCTTATGATAATATAAACGACCATCGATGTACCAGCGACGGAACATCTCATGTGATTTTGAATCAAAACCAAAAAGGTTCTTTACATAATCAAACTCCTGACGGATCATACCTTTGACGCTCTCGCTAACTTCGAGATTGTCTAGGTTGACCTGTACAGGAGAATCGTTTTGATCCGCTACAATAGCTTCGTGTACAATATCTTCAATGGCGCTATCCACTTCTGGATGCATTGCCATCTCACGATATTTTTTCACCATATCATATTCGGTCTTGAAGTTACCGTCTAAGTCAACATATTGACCGTAGTAACCACCCGCGATAAAACTAGTTGCGCCGTCCTCGTTTGAAGGTGCTACAGGAGAAGGTGCGTTTGTCTTCTCCTGTGATTTCTTCTTGAACGAGAAACCGAATAACTCTGCCATGATTTAAATTTGTTTCCCGACCTACTATTTAGTCCCTATCAGGAACGCTCTGCAATATCGTTACCAGCAGTTCCACCTTTAACGGTGTGGTATTGGTAAGCAAATTCAACATCAAATTCCTCAAAGGAATCGTTGTTGTCGTATGCAATAGATACTTGAGATACGGAAACTGGGAAAGCACCAATTAACTCGTAAGTTCTCAGACTTCTGATACCCTTATCTCCAGCACCAAACTTATCAAGTTGCTGAATGGTAACAGGTTGGAAGACTGATTCGATATCTGTATCAGCAACGTTGGTATCAACGCCATTGGTAAGATCGATCCATCTTTCGTATGCTGCTCTGAGAGCAAACACATCATCCATGTAGAAAGTTGCTGTCCAAGTTTCAAAGGTTCTGTCGCCAGGAACTTTGATGACACGACCACGGAAAGGCATTTCAACTGTACCTACGTTAGTTGCAGGTAAAGCTGCTGACTTACACATGATTGCGACTTTCTCTTCGTCAGTTCCCTGGATTCCTGGAATTGCTGCAGACGCAGCTCCCGCAGGAAACGGATGGGAAACCTGAAAGAGGTTAGGGCGTACGCCGCCCCTGATTGCCTTTTGGAACTGTAAAATTCCAATTGCTTTTGCTTCTGCTTTTTGTGAGCTAGCCATTTGTTAGGGTCTCCTTTTAATTATCTACGGGGAATTACTTCTTCAAAGCTGACGCCCGTGCGTGTAGCAATGAAGGTCAGAGTGATGAAGTTGATAGAGCGTGCTGGTTTGATGTAGATATCAGCAACGAATTCGTTGGAATCTACTACAGCAGGACCATTGTTAGTGTCATCACAAACAACTAAGAAATCAGTGATTCCTCTAGCAGCTTGGATTTCTCTAAGGAATGGGTCAACAACGTTGAGGAAGTTCGCTCTGGTGAACTCATCATTGACTTCAAAAAGGACTCCCTTCGCTGCGTTACCGATAGTCTTCTCTGCAACCAGGAAGAGACGGCGAACGTTAATGCGATCAAATGCGGATGGTGAAGCGAGAGCAGTTTTGTCTCCAAAGAGAACAATACCTTGACCAGGAAGAGAAGTAACAGGGTTAATTCTGTTCTGATACAGGGTGTCTCTTTGTGATTTAGTTGGCGAGTAAGCAAGTTTTACAGCGCCTTTGATAGCACCACGATTCAAACCTGCTGGAGAGAACCATGGAGTTCCGTTTGCAGTAACAGCGGCGCAAAGACCAGCAACGTCAGGGTTGCAAGGTACATAGCGATACTTGTCAGCAAAACGGTCATAGATGTATTTGTATCCAGAATCAAACACAGCATAAGAAGTGCTTTCTAATGTGTCGAAGAATCCGACAACGTTATTTGTTTGATCTAATGCGGAAGAAACTCCGACGACGTTTGCACGGTGAGGTGAAACGAATGCGATACAATCTTTTCTTGCAGATGCAATAGAAATAATCTTTGCAGCTTTGGATCTAGAATCTGTAGCAGTACCGCCACCTGGACCCATCAAAAGATAGTCAAGTTGAACGCTTTCTGGATCAGCAAACTCTTCATATGCAGACTGAACTTCTCCAAGAGTTACGTTGTAGTCAGTAACACCACTAGAAAGAACGTAGCGGGCACCACCAACAGGGAGGTTGCTGATAGTCAAACCTAATACAAAGTCAAAGTTAGTGGTAGAATCACCACCCCAGTTAACTGCTGTTACTGCAGCGTTTCCGCTTACATCATAGAAGAGAGATGCACCAGAAGCGTCGTGATTACCCCAGTAGATATACTGTGAAGATGCAAGGATTACTTCTGGGTAGTAGTTAGCAGCGCCTTCAGCGGACTTAGCGTCAACTGCTTTAGATGCATAAGTGAATTTTTCCAGAACTGTCAAAGGAGTTCCAGTAATACCACCGTCTCTGTCATAAACTACGATGTGAATTTCATCCTTAGAACCACCGCGAGCGGCAACATAAGGAGAAGTGCCAGGACGAGGAGCAATAGAGTTCCACTTAAGACCAGTGAAAACAAACTGCTCATCATACCAACTCTTAACGGCATCAACAGTACGGTCATCTACACCGTTGTCAACGCTATCTGCAGTAGTGAAGGCATCTCCACTGATAGTTACCAATACTGCGGAAGTGTTGGATGCATCATAAGCAACGATTCTTGCGCTCTTGGTTCCAGCTACATCATTGATAACTGTACCAACTGCATTAGTAGTCAGGACTCCACTGAGGGTGATAATTTGGTCTGCACCACTATCAATAACAGCAACATCCAAGGAGTTACCGAATGCGCCAGGAGTCTTTGCGGCATAGTTAAATGCTGCACTACCAGAATAATAATTTGCTAAGAAATCATCATCGTTGTTAATTTTCAGAGTATATGGGGTAGTAGTTCCATCGTTAGATGCAGTCAGGTTTCCTGCGTCTGCTCTAACAACATCGAGTACACCACCATAAGACAGGAACCCAGCGGCGGACCACCAGTATTCATAGTTGCTGTCGTTTGGTTTACCGAAGATCTCCAGGAGCTCTGCCTCATTGGAGATTCTGGTTGGGGTTAGAATTGGTCCCTTTTCAAAGGCACCAGCAATCGCACCCACATTAGTTTCTACAGTTTCAATCGATCCAAGGGTTAAATCCCTTTCTTGGATCGCTACTCCTGGCGAGAGAAGCGTGCTAGCCATGCGTTAACTCCTGAAATAAAAGATTTCATTTTTGTCTAAAATTATTTATTAAAATCTACTTTTCAGCGATAGTCCCACATGAATGCGCGATCTCCGTATTCATCGTAACTAGTTCCATCATTCATTCCTGTTGTCCAGATGGTTCCTTGCTCATCTACAACAGTTTCTTCGTCTAAACCATCAACAATAAAACCGAATGGTGCCATGTCCTGTTCGATTTGATTCTTTTGTTCTTCATAAATGCGCTTGCGGATATCTTGATCCGTCATCTCTTTGAAGTATTCTTGCTGGACCAACCAAGCAAAGATAACCAAACACATAACAAGGTCATCATTGTATCCTTCGTCCGCTTCAAAGGATTGTTTATGTTGAATAAACGTAGTCAATTCTGCAACTATATTGTAATCCTTTACGATTAACTTATCGTCTTCGATCAAAGTCTTTAAGTTAGAGCATCCTTGCGCTTTGACAGTCTTACTCATCTTGACACCCATCT